ACTTCGTGCTGATCAACCCAGACTTTGGCGAGTGGGCACCACGCGTCGGCGCGTTGGGGCAGGTCATGCAACGCATCAAACCGGCCACCTACGTCTTGGAGCCAGGCGAGTACAAAGACCGGCTGCCGCCCATGCACGTGGTCGAGGTGCGGTGCGACCTGTACGACCGTGAGCCGTACGAGAAGATGAAGAAGGACTTCCAAGCGTTGGACGTCACCGCGATCAATGCGGGGGTGGTGACGGGCAAGTTGCAACAGATGGCCAGCGGCTTCGTTTACGACACGCGCAGAACGGCCTCCGAGACGCCTGGCAGGTTCGATTCTACGCAGACGCCGATCTGGTTTAGCGCGCACAAATTTGACCGACTTGATGAACTATTAAATGAAAACCAACACGCCAACACCATCATTGCTTACACGTATCAAGAAGAGCTTGCTGAGCTCAAGCGCCGCTACAAACACGCGCTCACCCTTGACGACAAAGACGCCATTCAACGTTGGAACGACGGCCAAGTCGAGCTTTTACTGGTGCATCCGAAATCCGCAGGGCACGGGCTCAACCTCCAGTTCGGCGGCTGTCGAATCGTTTTCTTGTCCCTGCCTTGGTCGTTGGAACTGTACGAGCAGACCGTCGGGCGTTTGCACCGATCAGGCCAGCGCCACGACGTCTGGGTCTACGTGATGATGACCAACAAGACTGTGGATGAGAAGATTTGGGGCGCGCTACACGACAAGCGCGCTGTGTCAGATATCGCAATGGAGGAACTGAGATGAGTAATTTATTTAAGCAGGTGCGGATTGTTCATTCGCCAGAAGAAAAACGCTATTACCTTGAACAAAAGCGTATGTGGAGGCTTCGGTGGGAGAAGATTGACGCGTTTGACTATTGCGACGTTGTAAGTACAAGCCCTTTTGGTTGCCACGACCTTATTGATGCCGCGTTTAGTAAAGCGCAAAAGAAAGCAGAAATGTTGTTAGCCCGCGTAGTTGTTTGGGAACGTCGAAATTATTTTTGGGGGATTTGAAATGAGATTACTTAAATGGAAAACCCAGCTAAAGGCTGAGAAGTCTATCCGCAAGATTTACCAGCGAGACTTCAACGCCGCCTGGCGTAAGTTGAGCAAGAACATGAACCTGATTAAACAACTGGAGGACAAAATTGCAAATCACTTGGCGAAAACTAAACAGTGAACTCAAGACCTTTGACGAACAGAAGGTGTTGGACATGTTGACCCATGAGCGAGCCAACGCCAAGCGTGTGGTGGTGCTGGAGCGTCTGCATCAACGCTACACCATGCTGCGCGCGTCCAGGGAGCGTATTGAATTACTACAGGAGGCAAAGCAACCATGAATTGGGTAGACACAACCGCCAAGTTCCTCAAGGAACTATTCAAGCCAAAGACGATCAACGAGATCATTGCCAAGGAATTGCGCGAGTCGCATTTGAAGAAGCTGGAAGCCGAGAGCGCCGTTGAGTACGCCAGGTCAATCGTGCAGTACAACGAGCAACGCATCAAGCGCCTTGAGCACCGATTGACTGAGCACACGCAAGAGGGAGACTACACATGAGCAAGCCTTGCGACCACGATTGGAAACGTGTCCGTAGTTTCATGTGTCCTCACGAACAACAACGGCGCTATGAGTGCAAAACTTGCGGTGAGCAAATTGAATGTTGGGAAGGCCCTATTGAAAAAATTGAAGAAAAAATTAAAGCCAAAGGAGAACAAACATGATTAGCAGAATTATTTTGTGCATAGCGATGGGTGGGGCTGGGTTCACCAACATGCTTCCCGACACGCCAGCGCCGTTGACAGCCGCGCAACTGCAAGCAAAGGGCAAGTACAAGTCAGTCAGTGATGTGTGCAAGGGCAAGAGAAAGAGCAAAGCAGTCAAAGAGCTTTGCGAGCGATGGGAGCGACGCAATGCTTGAGAAGATCAGAACATTCTTCGGTAGGACACGCGGTTTGCACGGCGAGCGCCAGACAGTCGTGGAAGAGGGGTCGTTGTGGCGCTGCTCACAATGTCATCTGTTGTTCTTGAACAAGGTAGCTGGAGACAAGCACAAATGCCAAGACCAAAAAGTGATTTGACCAGCGTTGCCAAACAAGTGGGTGTGCGGTTGATCCCAGCCCATCATGCAGAATGGAAGCGCCTGGGTGGCCCCAAGTGGCTACGCCAGATGTTGTCGCAAAGTATCAAGGAGAAAAGAAATGCCAGCGTTTGAAAATTGGAGCCATGAGAACTTGGCCAAGTTTGCCGCCGAAGCCTACGTCAAGATGCAACAACAGCACGACCACATCGAGCAGTTGCAAAACGATCTGAAGGACGCCATCAGAGCGTACAGGGAATTGATTAAATGATGCCACCAAGCAACAAAGGCAAGAAGATCATCAAGATCAACGCCATTGCTCAGGCGCAGCTTATCAAGGCCATGCTGGATGGTGTCTACAACTGCCAAGAATTGGCAGAGCAGACTGGTCTGCACTACGTCACCGTGCTTCAGTACACACGTGAGTTACATGCGGCTGGCGCGGCTCACATCTGTGCTTGGGAGAAAGATGGCCGTGGCCGTGACTCAATCAAGGTCTACAAGATTGGCGAAGCAAGGGACGCACAGCGTAAGCGTATGACTGCGGCACAACGTCAGGCCAAGAGCAGGACAAAAAGATTCAACATAGACATGATGCAAAGGATGGCGGCATGAAATCAGCATTTGACACATCAGGCCCGTCCATCTGGACACGGGACGCTGAACTGAAACGCAAACTGCAAGGCCAAGAATGGGCCAAGAAGGTTCAGGCCAAGAAAAACATCAACGACAAGACGCAAGTCTTTACATACTCAAAAGCCAAATGCTCGAAACCATCATCGTCTTGATAGTAGGAGCCGCCATTGGCATTGGCGCGCTCCTAGCCGTGCTGTACTTCCTCGCCGATTAAGCGTAGTTTCTTACGCCAGATTTGTCGATGATGAGCGCCATCTCACGGGGTGCAGTGTCGTCGGTGTTGGGGATCGACACATGCGTCCAACGGTCAAACTCGCGGATCACTTGGTCGTAGGGCAAGCCAGAGCCAATGATGGCCGAGACAACCTGATCTGGCGTCATGCCAGGCACACGAATATCGGCAGCGCAGCCCCGTCGATGCTGTGATTTGTCGGTCGAGCCCACAGCACGGTTGACCTCCGCAGAGCGAAACGCGCTATTCACGATGATCGGCTTGCCGCCGATCACAACCTTGACTTGTTCCAAGAAGTCAGCCAAGCGGTACAGGTTGGCCAACTCGGCTTCGTTAGGCGTGTTGTCAAACTCACGGTGGTCAGTGTGCGTGAGTTCTTCCAAGGTAAAGTTGGGCGTCAAATTCATGGTTTTCCTTTTAAGGTTTGGTAGGCGGCGTTGTACGCGTCAATACACGCGTTCAATTGTCTGGTGTTGGCGTCACCTTGCTCGGTGATGGCGACAAGAGCTTTAGCAATTTCTCGGTCAAGTTCGGCGTCTGCTTGAACGCTATCTCTGGCGGGAGTGGTGGGATCTGTGGGGGCGTGTACGGGGCAGGTGGTTTTTGTAGGAACCCACAGCTTGAGCTTGCCAGAATCAATGGCAATATCACGCTCTTTTGCAACAGTCTTGGCTTTCTCATGCGTCTTCCTCAGTTCATCAGCGGTTGTGTTGACGGCAACGGCCAGCGCCTGCTCTTTGGCCCTGGCCTGCTCATTCAGCGCGGCGATCTCCAGTTGCTGGCGATCGTGTTCGGCTTGCTCGCCCTTGTAGTAGCCGCCGCAAAAAGCGGCCACAACGGCCAGCCAAACCCAAGGATTAAGCCAGCTCATTGTCATTCGCTTCTGCTTTGGCCACAGCGTTGGCCACGGCCTTCACACCTGTGCGACCAGCCACGCCACCCAACACGCCAGTGATGAACACCATGATGGTGCTGATCTGCTGGGTGTAGATTTTGTCGATTGCCGCCATGCCTGACATGGGCTGTTGGACGAACGAAACCGAGTACAAGAACATGCCCATGGAAGCCAGCAGGATGGTCACCAAGACCACGATGACGAACGCCCATACCCTGACCTCAATTTCGTCAGCAGTCAGGCGGTTGTTTGGTTTATATCCAATCATTTCTTCTCCTCTGGTTTAACAAGCATATCGGGGCAGGTGCCAGACGCTGTGCAGATGGGCGGCTTGCATTCAAGGGCTTCCCAGTTCTTTGGGTCTTGGCATGGATAGCGAAATCGGTCGTCGCACCCTGTCAAACACAGGGTTGTCAGTAAAAGTATCAGGCTCTTTGTCACGTTTGCTCCTCTCGACTTCCCGTCTTAATCGTTCTAACTTCTCCACTTGCGCCTTGACCTCATGCTTGGCCTCAAGAACGTCAATGAAAAGCATAGCATTCAAGGGCAACAGCAAGATGAACAACACACACGCCGCAATCCAGCCCATTATGTTTTCCCAATCTTGCCGAGGAACAGAATCAGCATCCACAGGTAGAGGAGGAACAGGATACTGATAACCAGGTACGCTACCTTTTCCTGCTGGAGGCGCTCTTGTTCCTTTCGTAGCCATGATTCAGCATCTCTTTTCTTTCTGGCCTTTTGTTGCTCCGCTGCGATGACATCCCGCATGGCGTTGGTTTTTGACCATAAAGCGCCCATCTCTGGCGGGGCTTGGTACACCATCGCCTCACGAATTTCCACCTCCAACAGCGCCATCTGATCCATTGCCATGGTGCGCTTCAATGCCGCTTCCATCAAGTTGGCGTCAGGGTCGTAGACCGTTCTTGACTTTTCTTCTTCTTCTCTGATGTGCGCTGCCAACTGTTCCTGTAGCCGAAAAAAATTGCTCAATTGAGCAACGATGTCCGACATGACTTTGGTTTCGTCTACAGCAACAAACTTTTCTTTCTTTCTTGCCGCTTGCGCCACAGGCTTGGCTTTGGCTCCGAAGAGCTTGGCCCAGAATCCTCTGACTTCATTGGCAACACCAATAGCTTCGTCAACAGAGGACTTGACCTCCATGAAAGATTCTTTGGCTTGCTTGTAGAGTTCAGTTCCTTCTCGGATGGCAGTGGCACACGCCTTTGCCATGAGTAGGATCGTGATTGGATCAATTTACAGCCCCAAGACTTTCTTGACCAACTCGCCAGCAAAGCCTGGGCCGAGCAAGACGCCGCCGATCACGATGTAGAGCAGATACTCAATGCGTGTCATGCGTCTGTCGCCGTCCACGAATGACTTCTCTATCGCTGCGTAGCGTTCAGCGCAGACGGCCTCATGGACAGCGAATTCTTTTTCGACTTCGCTCATTCTGTTGGCGCTTCAGTTGGTGTCTCAACAACAACTTCCGCAGCAGCTTGTTGCGCCGCAACAGCAGCGTCATGCGCGGCTTGCTCTTCAGCGGTGTACTCAATGGTCTTGACTTCACCTGTTTGTGCGTTCACTTCGATTCTGTGTGTCATGATGTTTACTCGTAAAGGATGTTGATTGAACCAGCGTCAAAGGTGTCAGTGCCGTTGACTGTGGTTATGCGAACTTGAGTGAGGGTGTCAGAAAGGGTTTTTGCGCCGCCGCCGAAAGCTGGAATCGCAGTGTTGGACAATCCAAAAACGCCTGTCGCCACCCATGAGTTACTACCTATAAGCGAAACCACTAAAGCACCGTGTAAAACAGACGCAGCGCCAGGGGTGGTAAGCACACCAAAACCTGTTGTGTAGTTTGCGGTTGCTGAAGAAGCGCTATTCTGAATAAGCCCTGCGCTTCCCAAGTACCCCGTTGTTTCGATTCCTCCAGAATCGCCTAGTTGAACAATGTAGTTACTTGTGCCATTGGTAGACACGCCGTTAAACATCACCGTAATCCGCTTCACCCACGATGGAATTGAAGTGAAGTCAACAGAAGTGCTAGACGCTGAAACAGCAGTGCCAGAAGCAATGCCGTTGAAGATCGCGCCTGTTGGCGCTATGACGCCAGTTGAACCATCAATTATTACGCTCATTGCTTAACCCTCGTACATGATGTTGATTGAACCAGCGTCAAATGTGTCTGTGCCGTTGACTGTGGTGACACGCAATTGCGTCAATACATCAGAAAGAGTTTTTGACCCTACTATTTGGTAGCCCACATTTGACGCTTGAGTTATGTTTGAAATACCAGACACCAGCCAACTATTTCCAGAATAATTTGAAATAACTAACTGAGCTATCCAAACATTTGCGGCAGCATTTGCAATTGACAAATAAACGCCAGATGTTGCAACTCCAGTGCTTGTCGACGCCCATGCTTGAGCCAGGTAACCAGTGTTCTCAATACCACCTGAATCGCCAAGCTGGACTTGAATGATGCTTGTCCCACTTACGCTAACGCCAGCCAACATCACGGTAATCTTTTTCGCCCAAGCAGGAATGTCTGTAAAGGTGATGCTTGTTCCAGAAGTAGATGCTTGAGCAGTAGCTTGAGTAATCCTCTGCATCTGCGCCCTGGCGGCGTTGCTGTCAGTCCCGTAGAACTGACCGTTGTATTCAATGTTGCCAGCGGCTGCTGGGCTTACCAGCGTGTCAGAAATTAAAGTAAGTATCGACATGATTAGCCCTCGTAGAGAATGTTGACTGTGCCAGCGTCAAAGGTGTCAGTGCCGCCAACGGTTGTCAGACGTAGCATATCCAATGCACCCGCTAAACTCACCGTGCCGCCGCCGCTGCCCATACGGGCATTTGTTGTGTCTGTTACTTGCGCTGAACACACCCAAGTGTTTCCCGAAATCAGTGCAAACGTCACCAATCCTGACCATGTTTGAGTAGCACCACCGCCACCTGAGTTATTAAATGCAAATCCCGTGGTTAATGAATTAGCGGATGTGATATTGCCTGTTACAAAAATGCCACCACGGCCAACACCAATCCAATCATCTTGGATTCCTACGGCCAAGCCAACATCTGGTTGATCAACACCACCACCTACAAGTTCGTGGTCAAGGACGCTGACGATGTGTTGCTCTACACCGTAGACAACATCTCCATCCCCTTGGACTCTGGGTCTTTGGCGTCACCCCCACCCATCGGCGACATCGTCCCCAATACGGGCGCGTTCACCACGCTGTCAGCCACGGGCACGGCCACCTTCTCTGGCCAGGTCAACTTCACAGGCACGGGCGCTGCCAAACTGAATGTGGGCACTACGCCTCAACGCCCCACAGCAGTCACTGGCATGGTGCGCTACAACACCACCTTGGGCACCTTTGAGGGCTACG